ATGGTCGAACTGTTGAGCGATTGGTATATCCAGAACAAGCAGTAGAGGATAGTTGCCACAAACTTTACAGGCATTTAGAAAAGTACAAAACTTTACCTGAGTTAAACATAATTGACAAAATGGTTTTGGATGATTGCATATCTGGAAGCACAATGGACAGAGCATACGATCACAGTAATCAGTATGGCGGTAAGGTTGCAGCAACAGCTAGAAGATTAATTGAAAAATTAGAAAAACTAGGTGTTGTGTTTAGTTGGGCTGAGAGGTGGTATTCATGACAGATATCCAGAAACTGGAGAGGTTGGCTTTTTTAGCCGACCTTTCTTATTCCGCACACACTCCAGAAATGTGGGATGAAGAGTTAGCTCTTGAGTGTGAATTACAAGACCACCCTAATTACAAATCTTTTCTAGACCAATGAGAAAATTTACAGTTACGATTTATGCCAACAGCGAATACTCAGTTCGTGAAAGGCTACAGGAAATAGATAATTCTATTTCTAATATTGTTTGGCCATACCCTTCTAACATTGATAGCTCTAAAACAAGAACTAAAAAGCTATCAGGTTCTATAGAAGAAGAAAAGCAGTATCAACTTTCTGATTACGAATACGAGAAAGAAGATCCTACTTGGAAGTATGGCAGAGATTATGTCACTACTGGCAGATGGAAAATGGAAGTTGTGCCAGACCAAGACTATGTAGACTTTCAAAAGTCAGAAGAGTTATGAGTAGATTAAGTTCTCAGAATGCAATGATCCTTAACTTCTTAGAAAGTGGAGGGTCATTAACACCAATCGAAGCATTAGAAAAGTTTCAATGCTTTAGACTTGCAGCCCGAATGAATGACTTAAGAAACAAAGGTTACGTCATCCAAACTGAAATTTTAAAAGATGATAACGGCAAATCATATGCCAGTTATTCATTACCAAAAAACTACAAACAAGGAGAATTATTTTAATGACCGTAAAAGAAATTCCAATAACCAACAAACAAGATTGGTTAGAGAACAGATTGCTTGATGTAACTTCTACAGAAGTATCAGCATTGTTTAACGTCAACCCATACCAAACAGAATTTCAATTGTACAACCAGAAAAAAGATAAGGTTGTTGTTAACTTGGAAGACACCGAAAGAATGGCTTGGGGTCGCAAATTAGAGGACAGCATTGCTCTTGGTTGTGCTGAATCACAAGGATGGAAAGTTGAGCAATTTGATGTATACATGAGCGATACAGAAACAAGAATGGGTAGCTCGTTTGATTACAAAATTACAAGTACTGACGAGTTAGGCATTATGGAAGTCAAAAATGTTGACGCAATGGTTTATCGCACGAAATGGATTGACGATGGCAATGGCCATATTGAAGCACCACCTCACATCGAGATGCAGCTACAACATCAACTTCATGTTGCCAATGTTAGTTGGGGATGTATTGCTGCACTAGTTGGTGGCAACACTTCAAAACTAATTGTTAGAGCAAGAAACAAAGAAGTTGGTGAAATGCTTGAAACAAAAGTAAAAGAGTTCTGGGAAAGAGTTAAGTCAGGTACAGCACCTAACATTGACTATCTCAGGGATTCAGAATACATGATGAAAAATTTATATAACGATGCAGACGCAGGTTTAATTATGAATGCTGATGAAGACACAGACATTTTAATTGATGATTACAATTCAATTAACAGAGAATGTGTCTCGTTAGAACAACAGAAAAAAGCAATAAAGGCACAAATTTTAGAAAAAAGTCAAGGTGCATCTAAAATTATTTCTAAATACGGAACAATAAATTGTGGCATGAGTAAAGCTAGTCAGGGTAAATACATTACTCAAGACATGGTTGGTACATACATCAACCCACGCAAAGCTTTTCGCCAATTCAGATTTAATCAACCAAAAGGAGCAAACTAATGACCTCATCAATCACACCACTTGTAGCCATGCAGGGAACACTAGAAAAAATGGCAGACAAATTTACTGAAGCATTACCTCAACACATGGAGGTAAATAAATTTATTAGTGTTCTTAAGTTAACGCTAAATAAAAATCCAAGGTTACTACAAGCAGAACAAAATAGTTTATTGCAAACCTTTATGAGGGCAGCACAAGACGGCTTGTACTTGGATGGCAAAGAAGCAGCAGCAGTTCAGTATGGACAATCAGTTCAGTACATACCAATGGTTGAAGGCATCATCAAGGTATTACATAATAGTGGTTTAATTAAAACTATTTGTGCTGAAGTTGTATACGAAAATGATTT